CACGGGCCTTTCTGTAATTCTGCGTCTGTTCATAATCATATCGGATTTCGTCAAGTAAAATAGTCCCATCATTGTTCTTCCGGCGCAGACCTGTCACAGTGTAAATTTTCTTGCTCCATTTAGGATGTTGCATTGCCCATGCTAAAAGGACCCGAATTTTGAACAAAGAATATCCTTCAGTTTTATGTAATTGCTTAATCACAGGGACAGCGGCGGCCCTTGTCAACCCCTTGTACTTTTTTGGTTTGATATATCCCGGGCGGCCTAATTTTTTCAGTTCCTGTTTTCGTGCCTTTTCAATCCGACCAATGACGAAACGTGCAACATTATCATATGACTTTTCTTTTCGTGTCTTTTTCTTTGGCTTTTTGCGCGTTCGTATTTTATTGACTATCTTTTCCTTTTTGGGCGTGCGCTTTTTTCTATTGTCTATTATTTTTGGCTTGTGGTAAATAATAGTCTTTTCTTCATCCTTTATGGAAACCTCACCGTTATCATGCAATACGATTTCAATCATTGAATATTTCCTTTCTGATTTCCTTCACCTGCTGTTCTGTCAGTTCGCCCGGATCATCGGCCCCATAGTCCTCTATAATTTCAACCTCGGTAAACAAGGACAGTTCCGCGGCTACTTTTTCCGCTTGTTTTGATGCGGCCCCGGTCTCATTATCGAACATGACAAAAATCTGTTTCATCTGCTTCAACCATCTGACTTGATAAGGGCTGAAATTAAGCCCTGTAATGGCCACAGCGCCCGTTCCAAGCTTCCACACGTCTAATGGACCCTCAACCAATATAACACGGTTTTCTGTGACTTTCCACGCCCCATAAAGTAACCATTTGTGCGGGAAAGTTTCAACCGCTTCTGCGGCGGCTTTATATTTTGGCTCTTGTCGTCCGGTATAATCCCGCGTGGTGAAGCTGACCATTATGTTCTTGTGGTATATCGGGATAAAGATTCTGTGCCGATATGGGCCGACAAAGGGTGTCGCCTGCACGTTCCATTCTTTGACTATTTTTTCAGGATCAAACCCCCTGTTGATTAAATAGTCTTTATGCGGCTTTTGCAAGGGCATGGTCTTGAATGGCAATCGTATTTTGCGTATGCGCCTGTCAATCTTTTTCCGGATGTCTTTGACCCTGTGAGATGATAGCCCACCATACTTCCGCATTATGGCGCGTGCCCTGCCTTTTGGCACTTTTGCAAGGGTTGCTATGACTTCAATCATGGAATGTTTGCCGCATCTCCAGCATGTATAAGCTGGGAACTTGCCAGACACATAAAAACCCCCATGGTATCCCTCATGTCCAGTGCAGAAAGGGCAAGGTATGTTTATCCACCCGGGGCGCGTGTGCTTATGATTTTGCGGCGCTATGGGGACACCATAGTCACGCAGGAACAGTTCAACCTTCATTCACACTTTCCACACTTTTTGCATATTTCTAAATTCTTCCGATGTTCGGCTTCCGGACACCATCTGTATTTATTGTCATTAAAATCCTTGCAAGCTGGTTTAAATTTTCTTGCTGTGTGTCCGCGTCTGCAAGTTGGCCTCGCAAAATAATTGCATTCCCTGCATCTGTTTTTCATTTTTTCTTCCGTCTGTTCAAGCGTGGTTTTGGTTTAAAAGTCTTCAATAGTTCTGAAAAAATGTTTTCCTGTTCAACAATATCTTTGCCGTCAAGAACTTTTGAAAGGACCCGCATTTTCTTTTTTAGTATATTGATCAAATCCTCTTCAATTGACCTTTCCGCAACAGCATAATAAGACAACACGGAGTCCTTCTGTCCTATCCTGTGGACCCTGTCCTCGGCTTGAAGGTGCGTGGCAGGGACATGGACAAGCTGTGTTGTAATTGTGATATGTGAAGCTGTCAAGGTCAGTCCTTCACCTGCGGCGTGAATCTGTCCAATAAAAACCCTGACTGATGGATCATTTTGAAAACGTTTGACTGCTTCCGCTCGGTCTTTGTCCTTGATGCCACCATGTATCTGCACGACACCATACTTTTTAAAGTGCTGGCGCAATTCTTCAATGGCCTTCCTGCGCTCACAAAATACCACAATTTTTTCATCTGCCTCCAGAAAGGTTTCAATCCATGACATGATGGCATCTTTTTTACCTTCCCAACATAGTCCTTTTAAATAGGCTATTTTTGCAAGGGCTTCCGCATTCTTTGCACCTGACAATTTATCAGGATCATTTTGACGGACCCATGACACAAAATCGTTGACTGCTTTTGTATATGCGCGTCTGTTCGATAATTCAAAAGGCACAATCACACGGCGCTTATCCGGCAACTGCTTCAGGACATCGTCCTTTTTCCGGCGTATCATGACCCGGGCAAGTTTTTTGTTCAATTCAGTGGTATTTGTCGCCCCTGAAAAGTCCCATCCGAACCTGCCCTTTTTCGCCCCGCAATACCGTTTCCCGAAAAGGAAAAAATTGTCAAATTGTAATGGATCAAGCATATTCAAAATCGGGAAGAACTCAACGGGCCTGTTTGTTATCGGTGTTCCGGACAGTGCAAGGATTTTGTCAACGCAATGCTTCAGCCCTTTGTACTTTTCCTTTCGGTCATCCTTTTCAATCGTTCCACCATAGATTGCAATTGACCTTTGTGTTTTGGGATTTTTGACATAATGACAATTATGCACTAAAAATCCCTCCGCGAAATATGATGGATGTCCAGAAACTTGTAAATTGTAGACAATACAGTCTTTAGAGACTTCATTATTTCCTGATTTGTGAATCTCAATCCTTTCCACCCTAATTGCTCTAATTTCGCTTCTTTCTTTTTGTCTAATTTTTTTATGTGTGCTAATTGATGAGACCATCCATCTATTTCTATCCATATTTTTTTCTTTGGAAAGGCTAAATCTACTTTGTAATTTGTTGGATATCCAGCTTTTCTTTTTCCTAAAGATATTGGATATTCTGCACTCCATTGTTCTCCTAATGCCTCTAAAAGAATTTTTTGAGGCAAGGGCATTTCTTGTCCATTCCCACCTCTTTTCTTGATTTTTGATAGAGGGTGTCCATTTATCTCCCAATTTCTTTTTATCTTTTTCATGACTTCTGGCTTTGTGGAAGGGTTGTTCTTTTTCATTCTTTTTGATATTTCCATAGCCCATTCGGGATTTTTCTTGTGTGCTTCTTTCAGCCCAATAGACACATTTTTTGAATGTTCTTTTGTGTATATTTTCTTTCTTATTTCTGGTTGCTCCATCCTCCATTTCGCTGCACAAGATGTCCCGCAAAATTTTTGTTTTTTCTGTTTTATTTTGAATTTTTTCTTGCAATACTTGCATATTCTTACTTTTCGTTTCATAACAATTTTCATTTATTATTTTGTTTATCTCATCAAAAGGAAATATTTTTTTCCCGGCACAATAACAAGCTGGGACCCAACCTTCTTCAGTAAAAAATGGGTGATTTGGAGTGCATTTTATTATTTTGCCGTTTTCCAAATGCATAGAAATTACTTTATTAGTTCTTCTTTTTTTGATGCACACTACTTCTCCAATTCCAACAGCATTAAAGACTTTATCACCTTTTTTTAATTTTTCGATAGGAACATCCCCGTTAGGTGTAGATATCTTTATTCCTTTTGGAAAACATTCGTCCAGTATCAGAAGCTTGACACCACGCCTGAAAAATTCATCATGCCAGTGGATCAATGTAGAATAGCCAATTATCAGAATATCTCCTGTTGTCTTTTCTGGTGTAGTGCCATTCAAGATTTCTATTTTGTCAAAACATGCCGGAGATAGAAATTTCTTGATTTCATTCTTCCAGTTGATTTTCAGGGAAGTAGGACAGACAATCAGCACGGGTTTTTCTTTTGGGCGTGCGGCAATGTACCCGATAGCCTGCGCAGTTTTTCCGAGCCCCGGTTCATCTGCAATCAAGACACCTTTTGTGCCTATCTTTTCCATAAGCGCAAATCGGACGCCCTTTTTTTGATAAGTCAAAAGTGGCGTGATCATGTTCGCCCGGGAAGTCTTTAATTCTTCCGGATTATATTGTGGTTTGTCTTTTGCAAGTCTTTTTAGTTCTGGACTCATGTCAAAATTATACAATTGTAACCATTTGACTGCATCCATAGTTATGGGCGCGTGCCAGAACTTCCCTTCATTGTTCCACATTCGTTTCGGGACATGTTTTTTGACCTCGTCCACAAGAACGGGATCATATCGGAATTTTATAATAATCCGATTGTTCTTTATATAGGCTTTCATATAGAGTCCTCCCTTTTTGTGGACGATATAACACGTTTTAATTTCTGTCAAGCCAACTTGAGACAGTCACAAATTACCAGCCACTATAAGTCCCACTAATTTCTATCAGATGCTACACAAATTAAGACAAGTTATAGTGACAACTATTTTCTGTCAGATGCTACACAAATTAAGACAAGTTATAAGTCCCACTAATTTCTGTATTGTCTATTTTTTCGCAACTCTTATTTTTACACAAATTACCACTACTTAATTAGGGTATAGGAAGACCGTTATGGAGTGAGTGAGCTATAATCAGTCACGTCATTTATGACGTGTTCCTTTTAGGCTACTGGTTATTAGCTACACGGTACAGGGTGTATATTGTGTTTCTGGTTACCCTGTGTGCCACAGTGTTGAACTGGTATGTCTTTTTATGATACGTGTAAAATAGACAATACACACACTGTGTGGACTCCATGAAAACCTTATTCCCTGTCCTGTGTAGCAGTGTTGATGTTTTCAATCGACTATTATCAGGCACATACTTTATGTCATTCCCCCATGGTCTATTGACTTCCCCTTTGTGGAAGGGTTGATGAAGTGGGGTTCAAATATCCGGTATGTCAGCGGCGTGAGGTTTTGGTCAGTTTACTCTGAATATTGGTGCAAATGGTCTTACCCATACACTTTATGACAAGTGCGTCCAGTTCTCACACGGACATGGCGGAAACCATGTCCAGCCTGTTTTTCCACCTCAAAGGGTGGCGGCTGGTCTTACGTTCCGGCCCATTGAAAAACCTGCTACAGAACTTTTTATGCTCCCTCTGAATCTCGTCTGGATTTGTAGCAGTCCAGCAAGCTGTCACGTCTTGTGCGTCTTGATTTGATTCAGGCAAACACGCACGCGCAGAAAAAGAACTGCTTTACACGTGGACAGGGAAAAGGCATATGTTTTCAAAGAACAATGGTACAACATATGTCGCATACTATGTTTTTAGTTGGGTGTCAAGGGAATGCTTCAGATGGGATGTTTCAATCCCATTAATGGGACTTATTGAGCGTTACACAGACAATAGCATTTTATTGAATTACAGGCACTTCTCAATATAAGGACGTGAACTCGCCCCATAAGAAAAATCAGAAGTGCGGGGCGTCAACCGAATCTGTTTTTACTTTTAGGCTGACTTCACCATACAGAGAAAAACAGCTTGAAAAGAACTGCCATTTCACGTGACTGAAATGGAAAGGGTTCGCGTGATTTGTGGTTCGGCATCCACGCGGCCCCGCATTTCTGATGGTGGGAAACATAAATCCTGTGGGGATTCTTGTCAACAGTTTTCTTGACAATCTATTTTTGAGACTATATGTTATCCCATCGTGAAAGGAGATACTATGCGAAAAAGGAAAATTAAAGCTGATATTGAAAAACGGTTTTTGACTGGTTTGATTCTGGATTCATCCTTTGCGGAAAGGATCATTCCGTTATACCGTCCAGAACTGGTAAAAAGTGACTATGTCGGAACAATTGCGCAATGGTGCATAGACTATTATGAAAAACACAAAAAAGCCATTGGGCGCGGAATTGAAGACATTTATTATCAGCATGAGGACAGTCTTGATGATGCTGTCAGGGAAAATATAAAGGACTTTTTATCCATCCTGTCCAGTGAAGTTGAATCTGGTGCCGAATACAATTTTGACGTCATGTTTGATCTTGTCAAAGATGAATTCAACAAGCGGATTGTAAAAGATTTTGCAGAAGCGGTAACAGAAGCGGCAAGTAGAAAAGACTTTTCAGGCATTGAAGAACTGCATCAAAATTTTGCCCTTGTGGGTGACGTTCCTCCACCTAAATTCCTTCATGTCAATGCTGATGATATTCGGGATGCTTTTTCAGACGTGGCACGGCCCCTGTTTGGATATCCCGGGCCACTTGGGGAATTGTTGAACCCACAGTTGACTCGCGCATCTTTTTTGTCTATCCTTGCACCTGAAAAGCGTGGAAAAACTTGGGTGTTGATAGACATGGCTCACAGGGCAATGCGTGCTGGGCTGTCTGTTGTTTATTTTGATGTCGGGGACATGACTAAAAATAGGCTGATTGCACGTTTTGCCATTAATCTTGCTGGACGGAATGCAAATCCTGCTTATTGTGGGGAACAGTTGGAAATAGTCCCTGATTGTGCAAAAAATCATGATGCCACATAAAGACTTTGACGGCTGATGATGCTATATCTATCATGTATCGTTTCCAGAGGCGAACACGGGGAAAACTGGTGCTTTCCATGCATCAAAATGATTCTATAAACGTCCGGATGATTTCAGGTATCATGGAAGGTTGGAAGCGTGTAGGGTTTGTTCCTGATGTGGTAATAATTGACTATGCGGACATTTTGAAACCGGAGCCCGGTTTTGAACAGCAGTTCAGGCATAAGATAAACCAAACATGGAAGGCACTGCGGGCCTTGAGTCAGCGTTTTGATTGTTGTCTAATTACCGCAACGCAGGCAGATTCTGAAGGCGCAGAAACGGAATTATTAGGCAAGAAACATTTTAGTGAAGACAAAAGGAAGCGTTCCCATATTACGGCTGAAATCGGATTGAACCAAACCGAGGAAGAAAAACAGCGTGGTATGATGCGAATTAATTTAATTATGGCGCGTGAAGACGCATCTTACATGCCTCCGGTTACGGTATTTACTGACATTGCAAAAGGTCAGCCAATTATACAAAAAAGACTTGACATTTTATTTCAAGTGAATAAGGTGCATGAAAATAAATAGCCAAAAGGCAAAGGAGAAAAATGTATGAAAAAGAAAGAGCTGTTGAAGGTAGCGGACATTCTGAATGACCTGTTCGGGCTTGAAGAGTCCGACGTGGATTACCTGTTTGAAGACACAGAGAATCTACAGGATGAAATTGAAGAATGTCTTTATGAACTGGAAGAGGATGACAAAGAAACCGTCGGGGAAGACTGGCATCTTATCACGGCGGCCATGCGCGAACTGATGGACGAAGAGGCACTTCCCGAATGGGCGGAAGAGGTAGCAAAGGAAGAAGAGAAGCCCAAAAAGACAAAAAGGCGCAAAAGAAAGGAAAGCAAGAAGACAACAAAAAAGACGCCTGAAGACAGGGACGAGGAAGAACCCCCTGAAGAAAACGAAAAGCCCAAAAAGAAGGGCAAAAAGTCCGGCAAGAAGGGTAAGGGCAAGAAGACAACAAAAAAGACGCCTGAAGACGAAAAGCCCAAAAAGCGTGGGCGTAAAGCGGGAACATTCTCGCTGACTACAAAGAACTTCACCCGTCCTGTTGCAATTGGTGTCGCCCTTGCTGATGCTGATGACGTGTCAGACCATCTCGGTATTATTGAGGCGGCGAATAACATGTACGTGGAAGAGGGCAAAAAGGATAGCGTTATTGACATGCGCATGATTCTTCAAGGGACCTATCAGGTATTGACTACCCTGTATAGGGAAAATCCTGATGCATTTGAGGAAATGATTGAAATTGTAAAGAACGCGGTTTCTGAAGACTAATTTTTGTCATAGTACCTCTCCTAATGGGTAGGGCTGGGACATTTTTTACAGGGTGTCCCGGCCCTTGTTGTCTGATAATGAATAAACGGTTTTTGACACCCAATGAGCGGGAATTGCTTTATATTTCCTATAATTTTTCATGTGCTGATTGTGGTGTGTCTTTGGTTGGTAGGACTTGGGAAGCCCATCATATAATTCCTTTTTCTGAAGGAGGAAAAACGGAATTATATAATATGGTCCCATTATGTCCTGATTGTCATAAAAAACGACATAGTAAAAAAGGTAAAAAAGGTGAAGAGATGAAGAAAAAGAATGGTATTTATACATTTCCTAATGGCAAAGAATTGGAATTAAGAGACTGGCAGATAAAAGCAAGAAATGCATGGAAAGAAAAAAGTAAGGATGGATTAAGAAAAGACATCTGTTATGAATGTTGCCCCGGTGCTGGAAAAACAAAATTAAGCTTAACGTTAATCAATGATCTGCATCAAGAACATAATAATATTAAAACAATTGTTTTGTCACACACTCTTGATATAGGTTATCAATGGTCTGAAGACGGTTGCATGTTCGGTTTGTCTAATTCTTCCAAAAAGAATGATGACCTTGTGTACTTGGAGCATGAGCATGGTGGTGTTTTTATTGTAAGGACATATCAGGGCTTATCCACATTTTTAGATAGATTAGATTTATTTTATACACATTTTCCTGATTATCGTTTTAATGTTGTAGCAGATGAAGTTCATCATTTGATGGATATTTCAGAATATACGGCAAGGGAACAAAAAGAAATAACTGGATGGGGCAAAAAATACAATGAATTGATATCCCGTCCATATGTTGTAAGTGTTATTAGTCTTACAGGTACACCATGGAGAGAAGACGGCACTCGTATTGCTAATATGTCATATGACAAGCATGGCGTGCCTGATACTACTTATGTTTATAGCATGGCGGATGGCATTGCTGATGGCATCCTTTGTCCTATAAATTTTATGGGAATTACTATTCCAGAAATGACGGCACATGTGCGTGGAAAATTAAAACATGCTAAAACACAAAAGGAAGTTTATGAATTATTTGAAAAAGAATCTGGTTTATACAAGTCTATTATTACAGAGCCGAAAAATATTGATTATATTTTAGGTGAAAT